CACGGATGAAATCAATAGCATCGGGATGAGTATAGTCAAGATGACAAACAACAGCGCCGTTTTTGTAGACTCCACCGCGCCTGAGGGTTTCATTAAGAGCAGAGTAGATGCGAGCAAAAGAAACAGGACCAGACGCAGTAAGACCACGACCGTTATCATCGCCCTGTGGACGGAGCTTTGAAAGGTGAACAGCAACGCCAGCACCATTGCGAAGAGCGTGTGAGACGAAGCGCCAGGAGGCTTCAATACCCTCCGGTCCTTCCATGCTGTCCTCAACGACGAACACGGTACAACTGACGGGAAGACGTGATTCTGGATTGTCGATCCATGATTGAACGCGACCGGTCCGGGCGATAGTGTTGGGGAGGTCTCCCAGGTCAGCATAGCTGGTCATACTAGGTCGTCAAGAATAGGTGGTTGATAGTTAGGCCCCTTCATCACTTTACCATCTGCTCGACGTAGGGGCTTCCCATCGACCAGTTTGCTCATGTTTGATTCGAACACCCGTCGCATTGCGGTGTCCAGGTCCCAGCCACGAGCAGCTGCGTATTGGTAGCAGACGAACACGAGGTCTGCCAGCTCCTTTAATTGATCAACCTTTGAGCCACTTAACTCGTCTTCATACTCAACCCGAAGCTCGTTGTATTCTTCGATGATGAGTCCAAATTGAAGTTCGTGGACATTCTCATCCGGTGTGTTGAGCGGCTGATCCATCGCCTCACGGAAGGTGATGGCCTGTTGTAGCAGCGACGGACTGATCATCGATTGCGACCCTCAGAGACTTGAGCAATCTTCTTTTCGATGTAGGCCTTGGCCTTCAGCAGATCATCCAGCTCGGACTCGTAATCCTTGAGCCCAGCTCGACATACATACTTGACAACATTGCCAGTAAGGAAGTCAAGGTTCTGGTCACTGATGAAGTCCCAGACTTGAATCTTGCCACGCTGATAATGGGCAGGGCTGTACTTACTCACGTCCTTCGAAGAACTCTTTGTAGGCTGGGTTGGTTCGGATTTTCCAGAGGCTGTAGGCGTTCCAGAGTCTGCCCACGGGGCCTCTACGGTTGAAGGCTTGTCGGTCGAGCCACAGTCGGAATCCAAGAACTCTCTTAAAGACTTGTAGACTGATTGCGATTCTTGAGCTTTGAAGTAGTAGGTCCACATAATGGAAAAGATTTCGATCCAATAAGTAGAGAACAACGAGGGCCAGACTTATCTCTAGCCCTATTGTGAGGCGGGTGGGGTCCATAGGATGGGTTCCTTCGTGGTTGAGTTGTATTCGCCTGGACGAAGGATCCGTGCCAAGCGAGCGTTGAGTAGGGCATCCTCCTCGGCAAGGCCTGCCCTTTCGTAGGCAGCTACGATAGCTTCCCACGGATCGGTGGCCTTGTCAAGGATCTTCTTTGCCCCTACGGAACCAACGCCCGGAACGCCCTTGTAGCCATCAACGGGGTCTCCTGTTAAGCATTGGGTCCAGAACCAGTGATCGGCCTCTTCTGGGGTCACGTTGACCTCATCCTCGCCGTTAAAGAGACGGCAGGAGATTTGCTTCATGTCTTTATCCGGGCTGACCAGAACAAAGTCAGAAGGATCAAAGTGACACTCCAGACCAAGAGCATCGTCGGCTTCCAGATTAGGGTAACGAACAGTTTTGTAATGCTTAGCACACCACTCCAGCAGACGCTTATAGCCTACTGGTTTGCGCTTGGTTCTCTTACCCTTGTAGTCCGCAGAGATGGTCTTACGGAAGTTCTTGGTATCGGAAAAGTAGAGGGTGATGTGGTCGCTGTCGAATCTTTTTCTGAGATTGTTTAGCTCACCCTCAAAGATCTCCAGCACGATCTGGAAGTTGCTGGCAATGGTGATGAGGTCATCACCCCAGTCCAACTCTATCTCTGCTGATTGACATGCTCGATAGGCAAAGAAGTCAGCATCAACCCGAAGGTGGGTATCAGTGACATTCTGCCCACGAAGCTCCTTCTTTTGCTTCTGACGCGAGGGGGACTCGGAGTTTGTAGTATTCCCCCGCCTGGACGATCGACCATTCGAGTTGGAACTTGGCATCATTAACTAGGTGTGGTTGAACAGCAAGCTGTATTTCATCGTGGATCCAGCCAAGCCATTGGTAGTCAATACCCCAACGGTATCCAAGCTGCTCCATCTGTTGGTAAGCAATGGCATTCCAACGCTTACAAACGATGGCGCCTGCTGATTGAAGCAGGTAGTTGAGGGCTGCGTGTTTCTTTCCTTGGAGGCGAATAGGACGACCATCTAACCCCTTGAGAACATCGGATTCTGCTCGTTTGTTGACGGCCTTGAGAAGCTGATCAAGACCAGGAATGGCCTCAAGAAACTTCTTGCGGATGTCTTTGCCAAGCAGAACAGCCTTCTTCTCATCAAGAGATTTATCCAAGGATGCTCCGATCTTGCGATCAGATGCTCCGTAGATAAAGGCGTAGGTTAGGGTCTTGACATCCTTTCTGGAGCAACCAACCCGATCAGCATTCTGTTGATGAATGTCTCCATTAACAACAACATCTGCGAAGGCACCTGCGTCATAAAAAGCAAGGTAGTGGCCAAGCATACGCAGCTCAAGTCCAGAAGCATCAGCACCAACCTGACGCATACCTTTGCCAGGGCCAAACAGCTCGCGGCAACGAGGATCAGAGGAAGTTTGACCAAGGTTAGGACGACTGTGGGCATTCCGTCCTGTGTTCGTGGCCAGTTGGCAGGTATGGTGTATGCGACCATCCTTGGTAACCATCTTAAGCCACGCATTGGCTCCGTCACTGAGTTGACCCAGAGCTTTTTGAAGTTCCAAGATCCGTCCAAATGTATCGGCCTCCATTGTTCCGATGGATTGTAGAATGCCTTCATCGATCTTAGGTCGTCCGGTGTCGGTGAATACCTCAGGCTTCCAACCCCTCCAGGTCATGAAGGCCCAGCCGATGTGATCTCTGCTGGTTGGGTTGAACTCCTTCAGCTTTGTAAATGGTGCGTCCTTGATGTATCCCCGTGTTGCGTTGGGACGCTTAGGAGTCATCTCTCCACCATCCACATAAGGGAAGGTGGCACGCATCTGATCGGCCAGCTGGTCCATTTCTGTTCTGAGAACGGACTCAAGTTGCTGTGCCTTCTTTACATCAAAGGGCCATCCAGAGGTTTCCTGCTTGGCCATGATCGCGGCAACGTCATGCTCAAGTTGAATGGAATCTTCGAACTTGTTCAGCTTATCCGAGAACAACTGAAACAATGTCATACCAACGTGGACATCCTGCTCGCAGTAGTCCTCCATCTCCTTTGACCAGTCGGACCAGTCGGTTGTCTTTGCGAACTGACCTTTGTAATCACCGAGACGGTAGCCCCAAGATTCAAGGGAATGTCTACCAAACAACTTGCTTGGCATTCCAATTGGCTTCTTGCGGAAGTCTCTGGAAAGGATGTCTGGAAAGAACATCCGACTCATGATTAAGGTGTCGTAGATCCGCCCTTTGGGTTCAAAGAATGGATAGAGACTTTGGATCACGGGAATGTCAAACCCAACAATGTTGTGGCCGACAAGTTCCTCCGCACACTCAAGAATGGTTACACCTACGGTTACGGATTCTGCTGACCCACTATCGTTGTACCGGAAGACCTGTCCACTGTCCAGATCCTTAGCAACAATACAGTGAATCTGATCTAGTCCTTGCCGTGGTAGTCCATTTGTTTCAATGTCGAACAGTAGCCTCATGACCACTGTCCCGGCTGTTCGGCATCAAGGGCTGCTTGGGTGTGAGCATCGGGCCTTCCGCACTCGGTACAGAAGTAGCCTTGCGGATATTCCTCAGAGTAGAAAAAGGAATCAGAGCCGCAGGAACAAAGATCATTAGAAGTCAGTGTAGTCATCGGGAACGTTTGGTTTGGACTTGGTCAGTTCAACCACATCGGACTCAACCATCCTACCAGTGTTGCCATCAAAGCTGACGGCTCCAGCTGGACCGGTCTTACCGTTGAATCGATTCTTCAGCACACGAATGTTGGAAGTACTCTCGCCTGCTGATAGATTCCTTTCAAGAGCAATGACCATATCTGACAGCTGCACGATACTGTGACTGCCACGAAGGTGACCTAGGCTGACCTGTGCCCCGTCTTCGTGGCCCTTGTCGTTCTGTGGTCGCTTGAGGTGGCTAATCAGAATCATGC